GTTACAATCACATCATTATTTAAGAGAATGATATTTTCACCCTTCGCCGCCCGGATACCTTGATTGACTGCTACAGGGAAGCCAAAGTTTTCTTCGTAACGGATATAAGTATGAGGACATTCAGGAAGGTTTATTATTTCATATGGTGGCTCAGATCCATTATCAATAATTATAATTTCATAATTAGATGTGTTATCCCGTACAGCCTTGATGCACTCATTTGTCATTGATATTTGGTTCAAGACTGGCAAAATAATACTAATCATCCCATCTCCTTTTTAACAATAAACTCTATAGAGCATTCTGCGGATGGCATCATTGTTTGATCGATGCCCCTAAACTCCTCAAGAAAAAAATCATTTACGAGGACAATCCTCTCAACTTCTAACTTTAACTCGACAATCAAATCAAAAATATTTATCGAGACAGGAGACCAACTCTTTTCTTTATAAATCGTAAACGTATGTTTGTGATCTCCGTTCCATTTACTTGGCCAATAACCCATCTCGTATAAGTCCTCATCCGGTACAGTAATTATCAAATACCCTCCGGGCTTAACTATTCTGAGCCAGTTTCTCAAAGATTCCATCACGTCAACCATGTGTTCAAGCGAGTGACTTGCCATTAGAAAATCATAGCTTTCATCCTTGATGCCAGTGAGAAATTGAGCATCGCCATCTTTAATGTCCCAGGTCTTCACCGATTTCATGCCTGCAAAAAGACCGATATATCGAGCAAGGGGATCGGGCTTCCCCCCAATATCAATCCCTTCACCTGTAAAAAATCGCGCATGGAATGACCCGTCATAAAATCGCCGCTTTGCTGCTTTACTTTGCTCGTGCATAATTCATGGCCTCGATGTTATGCCCGTCACGTTTAAAATTGCAATTCGGGCTCTCTCGGCATATTTCCAGACAATTTTTTTTATGTAATCCTTCGGAAATCGCAAACGGCATACTCTGATTTCCTATGAAAAGATCGGCGGCATTAATAATCTCTGCCAACTCTAAGCAGTCGTAAACCTGATAAAATGGAACGTCGCCAAACAACTTGACGAATTGTTCATGTTCTCCTTCTAATCCAACGAATATCGCTTGATCTTGGAATTTCTGGACTATATCCTTCCAGGGAAAATCCTCGTTATGATATCGAGAACTTCGATGGAAAATGATATTCGCAACCTTTTTTTCACCGGCAATTAACCACTGTTCGTTAATTAAATCTGCCGACAAACCGAAAGCCTCTAAATGCGATGATGCTAAATTATTATGGCCGACATCATTGAACACATTAAGATTACGTAACCTGAATTTATTAAGATTATGGGTAGCGTGTATTTCATTCTGGATAATTACGTCATCAATGTACGGTTGGGCCACAAGTAATGGTTTCAGCAATGCCACCTTTTCCTCATTGAAAGAAAGTATATCCCATGTGGGATCTAAAAATAATATACCACCACCAAGTTCCTTAATCGTAGGCAGGCCATAAATAATATCCCCCATGTCTCCACTATGTAGAAAGGTCTGCGGGTTCACTTTCTTAGCCTTAATCTTTTTGTCTTTATGCTTTTTAAGTTTTGCACTACTATGATATTTTTATTTCTCATGGGGCCTCCTGGTGATATGCTTTTTTGAAATATGCCTCTCCATTATCAACAGCGACCAACTCCCATCCCTCTGAACCCGCTTTATTTAATACGGCAAAATCTTGTATTTTAGCGAGCTCTTCTATCTTATATTTAAAAAAGACATCGGGTAAATCATCCTCTGCCTGTTCATTAAGAAGTTCGGCCTGGCAATCAGAACATAAAATAGGGAGGTCGTCTTTCATTGCAGCTTCAAAATCTGCAATCAATATCTCTATGGTTTTTCCACATTTATCACAGGTTTCAGAGGTTGTTAAATCGCCCATAATCATTCCCCTTAATCTAAAATAGTTCTAACATTGTAGTCTACATGGTACGCCCATACTTTCCGGGTCCCAGAGGGCGTTGTGTGATCCTCAACTGCTGGTGTTACATTCTCCCTGAACATCCATACAAGGGTTGATCCGATAATGTCAAACATAGCCTCGTCGTAAAGAGTTATTAAATCGGCATACATATTTTTAATTTCAGTAGAACTTGAAAGAGCAGAAAACAATGAAAACTGAATAATGTAATCTTCAAACTCTTCTTTAGCTGCAAAGGTCTTTTCCGGCGAATTCGTCACAATCTTATAAACGGCATAGGGATAGTCTGATCCTTCCGGCGCTTCGTCCTCGAATAACCGGTTTGCGATATGGGCGCTTAATAGGCTGCCGCTTAATTCTCCCCAGATTGCTTTGCTCAGATTTAGCATTAGGTCGATTCCTTTAGCCCTGATGGTTTCTTTTCAACGAGTTCAAATCTTTTAAAGATAGCCGGAAGCTGCACTGCGTCATCAACCTCCATAAACATTTCAGCCTCAATTGTGAACATTAAACCCATTTCCATGTGAATATCAAGTTTTCGGACATGCTTTAATCCGAGTGCATCACATATTTCTTTTGCTACTTTGTGATATTCTGTGATCAAGGGTTTATGTGCCATTAAGTCGACTCCTTTGCCAGAATGTCCAGATATTCATTCCGTTCGTTTGGATTCAAGATGCCCACAATATTAAAGTAGCGATTGCCAAATTTAAGCCTCCAGGAGGGCCGGAATGTGCTCCTGTATCGAATTCTGACCCTATGGCTTACCACCATATCAATTTGCATGGATTGAACCGTCTCCGTGGCACTCAGGGGCCACATCGCCGCCCAGACGGTTGCTATCGTACCCCAGGTCTCCGTAAAAGAGCCCATTTCATCTGATACCCTCGTGGCGGCCTGGATCTGGATTCTTTTGTTTAGATCACCTATAAGCATAATCTTACCTTAACGTATTGAAGTCGCCCACAAATCCAGGCGGTCCATTTCCATTTATGCTCATGGTGGACAAAATCAGAACACGTCCAACAAAGTTTAATTTTCCTTTTCATTAGAATTCATCCCAAAGACGCTTGCTCCATAGCAAGTTCATTACCGTCTTATTCTCCTGATAATTCTGCCCGCTCACAATCTGGGCCTCCCTGTTGGCGTAAAGGTCTGCCGCGATAAGCAAACAGGCCGCCTTAATCTTATATGGTACCAGTGCCCGTGTCGTCCAGCCGCAGACATACCGTATCGCGATCGGTTTCGACGGATAGGCGGTAAATGACGGCCATGATACCCCATACGGCAAAACAATCCGCCCGCACATCTCGCCGTTTGTTTCAACCAGATACTGGGTCGTGACGGTCATTGTGGTCTCAACGCCGTCAGAATCCTTGTATTTTACCGATGAAACCGTTTGAAGGTTTCCGAATGGCAATTTGATGTAATTTTTATTCGGCCAGCCACCAAGAGAGAAATCCCACGTCTGGGTAATCAGTGCACGACGGCAAATATCTTCCACGTGCTCCCTGCTGGCTGTGATAATTGCCTCTAATAGATCATCCTCAACTGATGTCGCGGTTAGCCTAATAACCTGGGTCCCGAAAGTACAAACATCACCCACCACCTTAGCAACCGTCCTGATATATTGCTTCGTGCCAGTGTAGGCGATCTCTTGTGTTGACGGATCAGTTGCGTCTGTGACCTGTATAAATCCCCCGCCGGTCCAATCAGTATAGACTGCCCCTGCGAAAGTAGGGTTAGCCGCCCCCTGGTCCGCTAATTTTGCAGCGGTTCCCGTTACTCCGATTATTTCTCCGAGCGTATAGGTCCCGGATCGATCTTTTACGGTATAGGTCAAGGCTGTGACTTTCGCCACAACTACGCAGGTTTTCCCGCTGGTTTGACCTGTTATGATATCATCAGCGGCCCAATCGGTCGCCGGTGCGACGTCAAGCGTTATGGTCTCGGTATTGGTATCGGCTTCCTGGATTTTAACGTCCAGTGTCGCGCCTGCTGCATTCATACCAGCGGCCAGAGTTACGACTGCGGAATATCCCAGAACATCAACACCGACTCCCAGGTGATCATATCCGGCCACGGTCGCGTATTCGTCTGATAGGTTGCTTTGTGTTTCGTCGATGTTATCGGCAAAGCTCCCCGAGTCTAAGCGGAGATGAATTTTCAATTCTGAAATGCTCACAGGTTCAAATGCCGGGGCTACAACCAGACCCCCGCCACTTGCCGCTCCACTTACCGCCGTTGCTGTTCCTGCGCCTGCCATTATACAACTACCTCCAAAGTTCTAACTTGCTTTTTAAGTTCACATGATATAGAATATAAACAAAAATTAAATGGAGCAAAAATATGGGAAAACATTGGACTCTTACCGAAGAACAAAGTAAGGCTATTTCTAAAAGAAAAATGGGGCATCCGGTTTCTGAAGAAACAAGGCGTAAACTGTCTGAAGCTGCAAAAGGGAAAGTCCCATCTATTGAACAAAGACGCAAACAATCGGAAGCCATGAAAGGTCGGCCAAAATCTCCAGAGACAATAAAAAAGATGCGCCAATATCATGCAAATAGACCACAAAAACACAATGACAATATTAGTAAAGGTCAGGCTGGTAAGAAACTCACACCAGAACATATAGAAAACCAACGTAAAACAAAGATGGCAAATGGCACATGGAAACCTATCGGCCATACCTATGAACAAAGAGGATATCGTATGGTAAAAATTGCGGAAGGGCAAGGCAGAGCTAATTATGCTGCCGAACATAGATATATAATTGAAAAAGAAATAGGCAGAAAACTTCTTCCACATGAACACATCCACCATATTGACGGGGATAGCATGAATAATTCTATCAGTAATCTTTGTGTTATCTCTAAAGTTGATCATACCTTAATAACCAAATTGCTTCGTTGTGTTGATAAAAATCTTGCCAAGATAATAGTTTCTACACTTATGAAACGGTTTCCAAATCTGGCAAAGCATCCATATTGTACCCGCTCTTCTTTGCCCAAATATAGTAATCGCCAGCATCCAGCATGAATGTGATTTGGCCCGCCGAATCAGTAATCCCTGATGCAAGGACATAAAGCCCTGCCGAATCGGATGTTACCCAGACCTCGGCCCCGTCAATCGGACCCCCGGTCACTGAATCGGTCAGGGTATATGTCCATGATATGGCGCCGGCCCCCAGGTCGATGATATTTGCAGACAAACTTAACATCTGGAAAAAATTATAACACCCGGCGACTGTAATCGTTATGACTACCCAATCGGCCCCGGCCGCTATTGCCGCATCAGGCAAATCAAAGCGATATAAGCCAGGCGCTTTTGTGTCGTCTGCTTCCTTAAATCCGCCATCAGCATGGGCAGAATTGACAGCCACAAGCGTGATCGCCGGTATATCAACTGGGATACCGCCCTGCCGCCAATATGAGGCCGTGACATCTCCAAATGCCTTTCCGGTCACTCTGATATTATCGGTTGTGCTTCTCAAAATAACCGGGATGCTAAAAGCAACAGTCCCAGCCAGTAGGCCGCCTTGAAGTTTCTCACTCATGATAGCCCCTTATCTTTTTACTCAAATGTGAAGATCCCGTTTCCATGCCAAGTAATAGTCAAGTCGCCTGCTTTCATATCTATCGGGCCATCAAGGTCAATCATAACGAGACAATGACCAGTCGTTTTATGATAAATAACAGCATGGTCAGCGTTCTGTGGACTGGCTGCATTTTGCGCCCAGGTTACAGACGCGCCAGTATCGTCAAACGTCACTACACCAGCGGCTTCTGCCAACATAGCAGTCAGCGTGTCAAGTAGTAATCCTCCCGCTGCATATTCCCCGGCTGTTGCAATTGCAGTGTAGTTGGTTGTCCCACCGGCTGCATAGTGCGGATCAGGGTCACCCACCAAACACGTCTCGGTAACGAGCCCTATCCATATTTCATCAGCAGCCTCCCAACCACCCATAATCATTTCCTTTTTCGATTCCTCGAAAACTATTAAATCCCCTCTTGCCATTTTGTATACCTCCGTCTATTAAAATAATTGGTTCATTGAGTTAAATCCAAGTTGTTCTGGTATAAATCCTGTACCACCGGCTGAAAGGTTCGCCGCAAATTCAGCAAGTATCAGGACATCAACCCCGGCACTTAACGCAACATCAAAATTCATATCTGTTACATATTCAGTGATGACAAGCGCATCAAGACCAGCCCCAAAGGTTATTTCCTTATTTACGGTGGCAACGTTCTCGGTTATAACCAGAGTATCAATGTCCGCTGTGAAACTTATCGCTTTATCAACGTTGACAATGTTCTCGGTTATGGTAAGCGCATCAAGACCAGCCCCAAAGGTTATTTCCTTATTTACGGTGGCAACGTTCTCGGTTATAACCAGAGTATCAACACCCGCTTCAAAACTTACCTCTTTATTGACATTAACGACATTCTCAGTGATGACAAGCGCATCAAGACCAGCCCCAAAGGTTATTTCCTTATTTACGGTTGCTGCATTCTCAGTAATGACAAGGGCGTCAACACCGGGACTCACAGAAACATTGAAGTTTATATCTGCCGTATATTCGGTAACGACAAGAGCATCAACGTCAACCGTGAAGGTTATCGCTTTATTTGCCGTAGCCGCGTATTCTGTAATAACAATAGCATCGGTTTCAGCAGATACCGGATGCTGGATCGTGGCTGCGTATTCAGTGATGATAAGCTCATCGAATTTTGCTGATGTCCATACAAAATCGTCGTCACTTACAAACTCAAAATCGTCGTCACTTACAAACTCAAAATCGGTATCACCTATTGGAACATCTATATAATTTACATTTGCCTTGTTCTCAGTGATGACCAGCATATCAATACCGGCTTCAAAACTTATCTCTGTATTGACGGTCGCTGCGTATTCAGTGAGGGTCAACGCATCGGCGGCGCCTGCCGATATCGGCACTACGACAGTGGCTGCATTCTCGGTTATCGTCAGAGCATCAGTGTCAACCAATATTGGGGCCATGACGGTGGCATTGGCCTCAGTTATAACAAGGGTGCCAATGCCTGTATCGAAACGTATTGCTTTATTGACATTAACGACATTCTCAGCGATTGCCAGGGCATCGATGCCAACCTCAAATGTTATCGCTTTATTGACATTAACGACGTTCTTTGTAATGATCAGGGCGTCAACGCTGGGACTCACAAAAACATTGAAGTTTACATCTACACCGTTCTCTATTAGAACAAGAGCGTCAATTCCGGTACTGAAAGCAACGTCGCCGTCATCTACAAATTCAAAATCAGCGTCATCTACAAATTCAAAATCAGCGTCATCTCTATAGTCAAAATCATCACTCAAGGCTATTTACTCCTTACATTCCCGCCGCACCAAATGGACATGGGTAAACTCCGATAGTCAAATAATTTTCTATCCAATAATCACAATCAGTTATATCAGGACATACCCAACTTGGCTTTGTTGTATATGCACCAGCTTTGGGATAGACATCAAAGTCCCAACTTGCTCCGGCGTTATAGTTTATACCTGCATCTATGGAAGGCCATCCTTCGTTTGTTAGGGCAGCTTCCTTGTATATGTGCACAGCGTTTGCGTTTGGTTCGGTGACTTCATAGAGTTTGAGGTTGTCTAACCAGATTTCTTCGCCTGCGGCCATATTATCAAATCTAATGGTATCTGTAGCCTTGGAATATGTAAAATATAATTCAAAAGCAAGGAATTCCGTAGAAGTAATCGTAACACTATCTGATGTTCCCCATAATGGTGATGCATGTCTTATTTCAATAACAACCGAATCGCCTGCACCAACTTTAGCCTCTCCGATTAGTTTATACATTTTTGTTATGGTCGGATCGATACTTAAATCCCTTGAGCCCCTTAAAACGTTACTTGCCCCCTCCGCAGTATCCACCCAAGTAGTATGCAACGCTCCGTCATCAATCTCTATCGTGTTTGCACCGTAGGGAAGCCAGTAGATGTCAACAGGATACACCTTATCATCAGCATCCAGGGTTACATTAGTCCCCGTAGCTATGAACGTAGTGCCGACATCATTATCTGGCGCACCGTCAAGCGTGAAGTTCTCTCCGTCCTGAGCACTAATTTCATACATTGTGCCTACAGTCAGACTTCCAGAAGACAGTTCAGCAAGTCTTAAATCAGCAAGTGTAAATCCTCCCTTGTCCCCTGTACCGCCAGACCCACCTTCCTGGTCGAACAGGTTAGCACCTAATACCTCTCCCGTCCCTGCTTCACCGATATAGCCAACTGCCTGGACACCAGTTCCATCGTCAACTATGAGTCGGTTGCCGGTGCCTGCGTAAGCAGCTACCAGCCCCCCAGCATCATGAAACCAGGCCTGTCCATCTACAAAGCTGCCACGCATCTCAGTAGCTCCTGATTCATCTTCAAGAGAAATATCTTCTATATATGTGCCAGCTTTACAACAAGGCGAACCAGCTTGGAGTGTGAAGTCACCTCCTGCGGCGTTGGTGAAGAGGGGGTCGGATATCGAAGAATTAGCATCCCCAGAAATTGCAGTTTTCCAATCACCAAATTCTGACGTATCATAACCGGTTGCATCTAATAAAAATAAATCACCGGCGGCTTTATAGTAAATATTAGAATCAAACGTGGCAGCGGGACCTGGATCAGCCGCAACACAATAAAATTGAGTAGCATAAACTATATTATTTTTGAATATATTGCCTGTATCACTCCCATCTCCAACCATATCAATCTCAGCCAAATGGTCAGCAGTATGGTTAGCGCTTCGATTCTGCCCATTATTATATAGTGTGTTGCTATAAAGTACGTTTCCACCTTCATTCAGGACTCTTAACCCAGAACCATCATTTCCATAGCAAATATTTCCATAGACCTCATTTCCTCCACCATAATCCAATATAATACCATTACCATCCTGCATAGGTTCTTCGGTTCTTTTTGTCTGTGTGTCATACACAAGATTGAATCTAACTATATTATTCTGTCCTTGTGAATTATTATCTGCACCATCATAGACGCTGATTCCGCTATCACTCTGAGGCGCATCAGGGTTTATCCCATTATTATATACTTTGTTATATTCAATAATAACATTATTAGCCTGGCTCAGAATACCACAACCACCATTACTGTGGGTTATATTGTGCGCCACTATAACATAGGAAGTATCTATAACCGTGATTCCCTCGGCTGGCGAATTTGTATGACAGATATTATAGGAAATGACATTTTCAGTTCCATCACCACCATCTGTGATTCGCATTCCTCTGTAGTTGCCAGAAACAGTATTCGCATAACCTGCTGCCCCACCAATAGTAATGCTCTGACCATCATATAGTCGTATCCCATCATAATAACCGCTTATCGTACAACTCCTCACATAGCAATCAGTTGGATCGGCAGCGGCTACATCGTCAAAAGATATTCCCTTGCCCGTCCCAAGTCCAACTGCTGTGACATCATTAATAATTACATCATTGCACGCGCCTTCAATATGAACAGAACCGTCACTACCAGAATTGGAATATTTGACTGTAATCCCATCAACTGTAACGTAATCTTTTGTGGCAATAACAATACAGGAATTTCTTTGTCCCGCTTCGAGCACTCCAATATCAGGGTCTTCCCCAACATTGACATATAATACATCACCAGCCCAATCCCATTCATTGAGGGCCACACCTATTGTTGCCCCATCATTTGCGGTTAAAACTGTGCCGTCATAAACCACACCAATGGGTTCTGTGGTAATACCTGCTTTCTCATATCCTGCGCCACCATTTGGGCCATTTCCCGTCGTTCCAACTTTTGCATTATCTATATATATAGTAGCTGATGTAATATCCGTAAAGGTACTGCCGAGTTTTATTAGGTCTACTTTTATTGTATTGTTATCCACATTTGTCAGGTTGATAATTTCGACATCGTTTGCCCATGCTTGAACAATACCATCGTTTGTATCCACAGTTGTTGCAGCTTTATAATGAACGACAATATTGTAGGCTGTATCAGCACTAACCGAAACAGATGACAATGAGGTTTGGGCACCAGCATCATTATTATATCTCGATTGAAAGTATAAGGTTCCTCCAGATTCTTTCACATCAACGACAGAACCAAGTCCAATAGAAGCATCCCATATTCCAATTATACTCTCAATATACTGTCCTACCCCCCATGTATACCCAGATACTAAATAAAAATCTGTTGACGACCAATATTCCGTTCTCTCAGTTAAAACTTTAGTTATTCTGTCAGCAGCCCCCGCAACAGTAATTTCTACTCGACTATTTTGACAAAGTGCGTCTCCATTTACTGTCCAGCCATCACATCCATCATCAAAGTCGTCATCAATTTCTTCCGAACCAGAACTCGCAGATGAACCGCTTGCACTCCATGTAGTCAGAGTATCAGCTGCATTGATGATAGGGGCGGCACCTTCTCCATAAGCTCCGATAGTAAATTGATGCCCTGAGGTTCCATTCGCTCCAACCGTGAACTGCTCTCGCCAGGTATCACCTCGATTGAACAAAAGGAAATTATCAGACTGGTCACCTGTAAGTGCCGCTTGAGCCGCCGCTATGGTTGCGAAAGCGGCCTGTGCTCCTGTCAACTCAGTAGTCGTCCCATCGCCCCCAGCGGAGTCGGTATCAATATAATAATTGGTAGCCCACGCCTGGCCACATAATCCTAAAATCAATATCAAGCCAATAACTAAGATTAATTTTTTCATTAATCCTCCGGTCCTGCATCTGTATTAACACCTTGAACCGTATAGGTGAAATACTGCCAGCTTGCGTCTGCTATTTGCATACGCTTAACCATAAAGGCAGATCCAACAGTTGCCGATGAAAGTATGCAATCGTTAGCATCCAAGGGTGTTCCGTCGTGTGTAAAAATTTCTCCAGCAGGAGGACAAAGTTCGATTTGGAAAGCTTCCGATGTTTCGACCGCAAACTTGATGGGGTAACTTACGGCAACAAGAATGATATCGGTTTCCTCACCAGCCCCTTGATTGTTTATTGCTGAATTGGCAAGCATGTTGGCTTCTGAAAATGCTGTCTGTGACGCGGCGTTTGTAAAGGGTAATGTACTGAATTCCCTCGGCTTATTCCATGTAGGAGCAGCCGCACCATTAGCGGTTAGCTGGTATGTAGCAGTTCCAGCAGCCAACCAGACAGGATTTGCAGCCGCGGCTCCAATCAGTACTTCTCCGGCAGCGCCAACAGCCGTTGCTTCAAAAGCGCCCGCGGTTGCCCCGATTAAAATTCCACCATCGGTAAAGGTTCCGGCTCCTGAACCACCTGCCGGAACGCCAATCTGTGTACCTGGTGAGGCATTGATAATGGCTATGATCTCATCGTCTGAATCTACCAACGCGGCAACAGCATTAAGCTCAGCCTGACTCGCCAGGTCGGTTTCACCATCAAGCAAATTCAATTCTGCAAATCCCAATGTCTCAGCAACCCCCCCTAATAGAGCCCACTGGTTGGCTGAAATGGTAGTCTCTCCAATAGTCTCAAGTTCTCTGAATTCAGTCAGAGTGACTAATGCGCCATCTAATGGTGTATTTATCTCTGATGCTGAAGCGCTAATATCCTGTACCTGAGAGATATTTGTAATAGTAAGGGTATCCACAACATCTCCATCGGGAACATCAGTTCCACCTGCACGATAAATATAAGCTGTTCCGATGGTGTTAGCTGTTGGAAGGTCTGACACGATTTCCCACCGGCCCGCTCCGGCTTCGTCATCAGGAGTGATTACGAGCGGAGAATTTTCTTCAGCCGAACTCGAACTTTCAAACCGATACAGATAAAAGACCTTTGCGTCGGTAATGACCAAACACAAATCCCCATCTACCAAGTCGGCATAAGGAATGTTGTCAACGGATTTCGTACTGCCTATTAAATTTACGCGGCCATACATTTTGGTGGCGGCTGCCCATCCTGTGGTTGCAGTAAAAAAGATGATTAATATTGCAATTAATTTTTTCATATCACTCCTTTAGAAACTCTATCCCACTTGGTAGTAAAAAAGGGCGAACGGTCAGACCGCCGCCCTTTAGAACAAATTAGTCAGACTTTTTTCTTGTTATATAGGCACTTCTTCCCAGGATATCCCAAGACTTACAGATACACCGGCTGCGCCTATCGCTCCTATGACTGTTGCGGTTCCTGGGGCAGACGCAAAAGCACCCTTCAGATCACCAGCCATGAGTTCAGAACCTTCCGTATCGATGGTCGCTGCATTTACAAATAACGGCCAAACAGCTACAGGAGCCAGTATTGTAGCTACAGAATAAGCTCTCGCTACGCCTACGGTTAGACCTGTACTTGCCGTTAAAAGTGTTCTCCCCGTTAATGTCGCTGCTGTGAGACCACCTGGTACAGTTAGTTGTGTGCCAACCGCCAGCACCATACCTGTCAAAGCCGCTGATATGGTATGAACCTGAGCGGACCAGAGATGCCATACCAGATTATATCCGCTCAATGCGGGATTATGCACAATCAGCCCGACTGCTGCTGTTGCATCGAAAAGAGCAACATTCTGATCCTCACAATAGGCAAAATATTCATTCCCGCGAAGGGTTTGATTTCGATAATCTCCACCGCCTCCTGACACAATGAGAGAACCATCTGCATCAGATACCAGTGGATTTTTTGTTCCTTCTGCTGCTGTTATAGCTCCAACTCTTGCATACATAATTTTATACCTCCTATGTTAACTCATAATTTTAAATTGCCGTTTCAAGGGCATAGATTAATCTTAAATCCGGTTCCCACATACCATCATAAAAGATATATTGTTCTCCGGTATCAATACAATGGTACGTTGAACCTTCCGGTGGAGCCGTGGGAAAGGTATCTGTTGCTAAACCTTGAAACCGTTGAATTGTGGTGACAAGTTTTTCTGCCATGATGTCACCTCCCGTTAATATGCTGCTTCTACATAAGCACCAGCAGACATTGGAACATAGAACAGCGAATGAAAAACACTGCCCGTCAACATATCGGCGGTTGTGGTTAAATGACCGATGGTTGAATCAGCATCTCTATATCCGATGACTATCGGATCACCCAGACCAACTGCCACATCTGACACGCCGGCGCTACCCGTGATCTGATGATTTGCCCCGGCTACAGCACCG